TCACTATATGGCAACAAACTAATCCCACTACACAGATCAAAGTTCTCCCATATCCACTGTGCTACTTGCAAGAACTCGTCATCCGTGTAGTACACAGTGATACTTGGCTTATGTTCGCACCAGTGATTCTGGTAAGCCTTCCAAAGCTCTAGCTGCTGCATAGCCCCTACCTGCTTGACGGTCACAGAGGACTCTGGAGCCTTGATAGGGAAGCTAAAGACTGAGGACGTAGGAGACATCACATCCTGCTCTACAGGGAATCCTGACTGTGCCATGAAGACTGCAAGCGGGTCTTTGTGGTCGCTGCGTACTCTGCGAATGTAATGCTTAGAGAAGCGAGGATGGATACCAGAAGCAGAATCAACAAGTTGAGATACAGTACCGCTAGGCTTAACACACGTAATAGCCGCAGACTGGTTAATGCCAAGCTTCTCAGCCCACTTCTTATTTGTATCCACAGCAACATCTCGTACTTCCTCCAGCCACTTAGACAAGTCCTTAGACTCTCCCTTGCTCAACAGGTAGTGATCCATGATGCCTGTCATGCTGACACCCAGTAGTGCTTCCTCCTCAGTGTTCTTCTTCCAGCAGTTACGCAGGTATCTGAAGTCTGTCAAGGTAGCCTGTAGTGTACCAATGATAGCAGCCATCTCTGCCTTCTTCTTGAGACTAGCCAGTGTGTCATCAGGACGTACTACAATCTCTGACAGGTTACAGAACTGGTTGCTACGCAGGATAATCTCAGAGCATGGGTTAGTACCAAAGTCCTGTTCAGGGTCACGCCTACCGTTACGGCCTGCAATCTTCTGAGCTGCTATACGGCTGAAGATACCACGCTCACCCGCCTTACTCTCGTACATGTTCTGCATCTCTGCTAGAAAGGATTCAAAGTCTGGCTTCTCAGTGTACGCTACGCTGTTGTTAGCAAGCCTACGGTGGCCCTCATGCCTCCACCAGTCTCCTGACTTAGCCTTCGCCATACGTGGATCAGACAGGTTAGAGAGACTGATTAGAGCTGATCTACGCACACCACCTACCACTACAATGTCCGCTATCTTACACACTACATCGTGACACTCAATGCTTGTCAGCTTACGTCCTGCTGCCTTCTGGAATATCTCTACACAGAAGTTGAACAGGTCTAGCAGTGGTTCGTGTCCGCTTGCACGTCCGCCAAAGGTCTTCAGTCTAGCCCCTGCTGGTCGTACCCTGCTCATGTCCCACGTAGGTATCTTACCAGCATACAGCATAGCTATCAGCTCACGGAAGGCAGAGGCCCAGCCTATCTTGCTGTCACTAACAACAATAACACTGTCAGTCTTGTGGAAGGTCTCTGCAACCTCTGGCAGCTTGGTGATGAAGTTACGCTCTACGCTGAAGCCTACGCCTGTGCCGCACATCAATACGTACATCAGCTCATCAAAGCTACGTGGTGAGTCAATGGCTAAGTAACTACAATTAAATCCTGCTACGTTGTCCTTGGCCAGAGCATCTCCTGCTGTCATCATACAGCGCATGCTAGGCATGACTTCCATGTTATGTATTGCATCAAACATCTTACTGCTGGTCTTCTGGTCTAGCTGACCTCTGTCAACCCAGAAGGCTACATAGCGGTTCACTGTCTCTGCCCATGTCTCTCTACGCTTCTGCTCAGGTAGCCACCGTGCGTAGCGGCTCTTGTGTATAAACTGTTGGTACTGATCCATTATTCTTCCTCATCTAGCGGTATGTGGTAGGAGCATGCTTTTAAGAAGTAATCAAACTGCTCTCTCATGTCATGTACTGTTTGACCGTCACTATATATCGTATAGACTATCTTGACTGCTGGAGATATTCTCTCTGCTTCTCCGAACTCAGGGTAGTGTATAAACTCAAACACTGGTTGTCTGTCCACTAGCTGTTCTCCTCTGTTACCATTGCAGTTAGCTTCTGTAAGTACCAGCCAGCTTTCTGTAGGTCTTCTACCTGCTTGCCTTTGTAGTCATAGCGCCACAAATACTTCATGCAGTTGCCCTTGAGGTAGCCCTTGAAAGCCACTGAAGACATAGACTCTTCTATAGCTTCAATACACTCTATGTTGCCAGTGTTGTAGTGTTTGGGCTTGTTTACGTTGTCCATGATCTGTTCAGCTTCCTCATGTGCTGCCTTCATCCACGCCTCTAGTCCTGTCTTTTTCTCTATTGCTGGGTGTTGCTTGCGTACTCTATCCCAGTCTGCTGGTGTTGCGTCATTGAGTCTCATGTCTAAAATCCTCTTGTAACTGTTCTAATTTATCGTTGGCCTTGTCGCTAAAGGCATCTACTAACTCTTCTGAGCTTATGTCTAATATCTCTATGAGTGTTAGTTCGTCCAGTAGCTTCAGCTTATCCAGTAAATCGTAATAGGTTAGAGCCATCCTCTTCTCCGTACTTCTGTCTTAGATAGTTTATACTGACTGGTAGTTCATCACAACCGCCATTGACTACCTCGTTCAACATCCATATACCAGCCCAGCTTCCGTTAGTCTGGGGAGTTAAGTAGTCTTCATCATGCTGGTAGAATATACCTGAAAACAGTCCTAGTAGATTTGTGCCGTCTGCTTTACGGGCATAGGCTATGTCTCTATCTTGTACATGGCCCATCACACAGCTCATATACTTCTTAGCCAGCATTAACTTAGCAGAGCTAACTGGCCTGCCCATAACACCTGAAGTAAAGTAGTGGCAGTAGGCGATGTCATCAATGACAATAGGTTCCAAAAATGGTACAACTTCAAAGCCCATCTCCTCTAACATAAAGTCTTCATACTTCATTAGTCCGTCTAGCTTGGGGTCTGCCTCAATAGCTCTCTCAATGCGGTGCTCGTGATTGCCAAGAGTGAACACTAGGCGAGGGTTCCATTGCTTCCACTTGTTACGCTTCAGTCTTTCCTGTTCACGCTGTATAGGCTCTAGGAATACACGCATAGCGTTAATGCCTGCGTTGATGTCGTTGATGTAGCGTCTACCTTCAAAGGACTTCTTACCTACGTCATAGCTGCTTAGGCTAGGCATGTCCCAGTGGTCGCCTATGTGGATGATAACGTCAGGCTTCTTCTCTGCTGCGTACTCTCCAGCCCATCGTAGATGCTCTGCCTTATCACCAGGTTTTACTTGTGTGTCTGGTATAACTAGATGCTTAGTCATTTTAAAACTCCTCTGCTAGATACCATGTAACACACTTTCTGTTGCATGAACTACATACACGAGCCAGTCCTTGTTTAGCTAATCCTAGGTTTTTTAAGTCAGGAAGTCTTCGGCTAAATATCTGACGTTGTTGATGCATATCTCCCTCAGACAAATCAGCC